AACAACAGGTATCATTGTTCTTTGGCTAACTGCTCAACATAAACATTTACCAAGGCTCTTTGCACTTGTAATATTCCATCTACTCCTAGCTGTGTAACATCGAGGTTCATACGTTCTTTTATAAACGTTAAGTTGACAGGTGCCTCAAGTGATCGCTTCATCATGTAATAATTCAGTGCTGCAAGTTCATCTACCTTCAATCCGTACGCCGTGATGACTTTCCAGAACAGATCAGCAATAGCACCCATGTCCTTCTCTTCTCGTAACTGAGTTAGCATCTTGATGAAATCGTCTTGCTTTTCTTGAACGGATTTCTTTTTGTGATCCTGCGGCTTATTCATTATCATCGCTCCTTCTCCAAAATAAAAACACCCAACATTAGTCAGGTGCTTGAAATTTATCGGTTTTTAAATTAGCGTATTTATCTATGTTTAGTTCATAGTACTCAATGATAGATTTCATTTTTTTTTCGAGTATGTCTTTCTCAGCTTGCTCTTCACTGCTGCTGATAGGCAAGGTATCTCTAAATTCATACGAATTAGAAAGATTAACTAATCTTTCTAACAATCTAACTGTATATACGACTATCCTTAAATAATAAAATTGATTGTCATTTTTTAAAAAAGTTAGCTCTTTTTCTTTTAGATAATTAAGTTTTTCTATACTCGATTGAGCTTCCTCAACAATACTTTTTTTCATCTCATAAGATTTAGCATTATCAAAAGAAAGCTCTAACAATGGTTCTATATATACTTCTTTAATCATCAATTTAAATTGCTTTCTTTCACTCTTTCTTTCAATAGAATTCTTTAAATAAACCACAAAAGGAATAAATATGCTTGAAATCA